GGGAATGCGACGGGATTATATAATTCCTCGTCGACTCCCGCCGGTCTCTATCTCTGGTGGCCGTCTCGTTTTGAGACTAAGCGAAGAATAGAGTCGGATAACCCATATGGATTTGGCCAGGCATGGGAGGGTTTATCCTCCATGCAACTCGCGATACTCGCCGCATTAGGCATTAGCCGAAGGCGTGGGGCTAAAGGTCCCTGAGTATCAATCGATTCACACCCTTGCCAGTTAGTTCCTTGGAATGGGACCGACGTGGTGTGATTAACTTTCCATTTCTCAATGGAGGTCAACCACTTTATGTTTGCCGATCCACAAACTGTTACAATTAATGCTGTCGCGAAATCTCTCGCTCGCATTATGGTGACGGGCACAAGTGCCATTTACCAGAATACTGACGAGACGTTTAAATTAACGATTTCACATCAAAAGTCGGGAAAAAGAACCCGAACGATGGTGCGAATTGATCAGCGGGCTATCGTGACGAATCCGTTGGATAGTACCAACGATTATGACACGCTTAGCTTTTATGCTGTCATTGATCACCCTGAATATGGGTTTTCAACGGCGCAAATTCAACAGCTTGCCGCCGGCCTTATGGCCTGGCTGGATTCTACCGCGATTGCTAAACTCATCGGAAAGGAGTCGTAGAGTAGGAATACTTTACGGGCCCTAACCGGCTGAGGATGATTATGCCCGAACCTTTTGAGCTCGAACCTAATCAGGCAACGTGGCTACGAGTCTTACGCATCATTTCTACCATAGGACCATTGGCCCTTGGTACAATTGAATTGTTCAAAAAGGAAAAGAGGGTCAAACAACCCCCTTTGGTCGCTCCTATTCCAGGACCGATCACCTCTGAACCTTTCAAGGTGAATGAAGTGAAGGACTCTTGATGTAACAGATTGCTTGGAGTAATCCAAGGAGGCAGACAGGACGTGGCTTGAAATTTACCCCCTAGTAAGGAGGAAATTTGAAAAGCAACGTAAGTGACTACCTAGAGATGGCTCAAGCAATCTATTTAGATGCTTGTGCCAAATGTATCGCTGATGTCTCTGATTTACGTGATCTTGAAACGATCAGATCACGGGTTAAAGACGAAGGGTTATCGTTTTTAACGATAACTCTGCCCGATTTTTGCGATGACTTTCAACAAAGCATCGCGACCGGGCGTATCGACCCATCATACTTTAGAAGTTTTCGAAAGTATGGAGCAATCCCCGCATTTCTACGGGGTATGCTCGGCCGAATCTTTAACCATGAGACAGGGAGGATTAACAATGACAAAAATCCAGATATTGCAAGCTCTAACTCCATTATTATTGATTGTGTTAGACAAATTTGTCTCACTTTCAAGAAAGTGGAATTGGACTGTACCCCCAAAAGGGTTACAGAATCACTTGCTGGCTTTGTCAAGATTGAGCAGTCCTTTGAATCGTTTTTACTTCAGAGTGAAGAGCTTGCCTTATTTAGTCAAGTTTCTTCTGTGCTGTGGGGTAATATGTTGGGCGATATTCGTCTTGACACTTTACTTCCACGACACGGTCCTGGAGCAACCGCCGATGGTCTTTCCGGTAATCGGAAATACCAATGGCAACGTTGGCACGAACGCCTCGAACCTTACTTACCTTCGCTCGGAAATGCTTATAATATAAGCGCTTTCGATTCAAAGGAGTTCGAATCGTTAACGTTCGTTAAGCCGGAAGAAGAGCAGCCTGTTAAGGTTACTCCTGTTCCAAAAACACTCAAAGGTCCACGCATTATCGCTATTGAGCCTGTTTGCATGCAATATGCGCAACAAGCTGTTCGAGATGAGCTCTATGCTCGTATTGAACGTTACTGGTTAACAGCTGGTCAGATCAATTTTTCTGACCAACGAATTAACCAATCTCTGGCGATGATGTCG